TGTGGCGTACAGCATTGAGTTCTCAATATGTAATTGTAAACCCAGAGTCACTGGCTAACGACCTTGCAGATTTTGAAAAACATAAGTTTGATGCCATTGTGGTTGACGAAGCAACAATGATTAAAACACCAAGAACCAAGCGCTCAAGGTTAATCAAGCGCATAGGTAAAAAGTACCATTACAGATTTGCACTTACGGGTCAACCAATTGAGAACAGACCAGAAGAGTTGTTTTCAATTATGGAGTTTGTTGACCCAGCAGTATTGGGTAAGTACGAAGTGTTTGACCGAACCTTTATTGTCCGTGACCACTTTGGCAAGCCAAGCAGATACCGAAACCTCAAATCATTACATGAGAGCATGAAAGATGTAATGGTTCGTAAAACCCGTGAGGACATTCAAGACCAGTTACCCCAGGTTATTAACCACTTCATTCCTGTTCCATTTGATTCAGCAGGTGCAGCAACATACAAGGTAATTGCTGAAGAGTTGTTACAAGCAATTCAGAAAGCAGTTACACAACATGGTCGTAGTTTTGATTTGTGGGCTAACTACTACGGTAATGCTGGTGCAGGTGATGCACAAGGTGACATTATGTCCAAACTTACAACTCTTCGCATGTTCTGCGATAACCCACAATTAGTACATATATCTGCTTGTTTGTTTATGGATGATAAGACTGCTGGAGGAAGTCGCTATTCCGCAGACATTATTTCTCGTGGAATGCTTTCAGGTAAGTACAACACTCCTAAGTTAGATGCTGTACTTCAGTACATTGAAGATGTTCTTAATGAAGACCCTAAAAACAAAATTGTATTGTTTTCATTTTTTAAGAACAATCTTAAACTTATTCAAGAAGCAACTAAACACCTTACTAACAGCGTATTGTTTATGGGTGGAATGGATACTTTATCTAGAGATAAAGCCAAGCAACAATTTGCTACAGACCAGAACACAAGGCTGTTCTTGTCATCTGATGCTGGTGGTTACGGCGTAGACTTACCCGTGGCTAACTACTTGATTTCCTATGACCTTCCTTGGAGTGCTGGAAAATTGGACCAAAGAGAAGCCAGAATTATCAGGTTGTCATCTGAGTTTCCACACGTTAATATCGTGTCATTCGTTATGAAGGGCAGTATTGAGGAAAGACAATACGAAATGTTGCAAGAGAAGAGAAACATCAATAAAGCCTTTGTTGACGGTGGGTACGACAGTAAGGGAAACTTTCAACTGAACTTAGGCGCACTGTCTTCGTTCTTAACAAACAGCGAGGTATAACATGGCAAAGATTGTACGAGAAACACCAGCATCAGAATTTGATGAAGCGCATGCACGGCGAGTAGTTGAAGACTATAAAAACCACAAGTCGCTACTTGACCAAACCCAAAAACGAACAGACGCTCTTAAGGCACAATTGACAGACATGTTGGTCGCACATGGTAAGCCAGACGAAAAAGGAAACATCTGGATTGACCTTGGTGATGTAGAACTTAAGCGTGAACGCCGTATCTCCAAGTCATTCAATACCAGTGCTGCTGAAGCATGGGCTAAAGAGAATGGTCACTGGGATACAGTTAAAGAAGTGATTGAAGTTCTTAGTGAGGACAAGTTGCTTGGTCTTGCTTGGAATGACGAAGACATTCAAGAAAAAGTTAAAACCTTTTATGTTGAGAAAGAAACTTGGGCATTAAAGGCATAGACGATTTCCTTGGGGACTTGCCTAACTACCCTGGTAAGAAGCCGCCCAAAAACAGGGCAGGCAGTAAACCAGCAGTTAACGATGACCCATTTGTTTTTCTTCACGCAACCTATTACACGGTTCGTGGAGAGAAGACAGCCTTCTACACCGTAGGTGAGGTGGCTAAAGCCCTAGATAGGAAACCAGGAACCATCAGGAAGTGGGAAGAACGTGGGTTTATACCTACTCCTTCATTTAGAACCGCTACCCCAGATGGGGAACAAATTCCTGGAAAACCTTTGAAAGGGCGTAGGTTATACAGCAAGAAGCAGGTAGAGTTATTGCTCTACTCAGTTGAACACTTTGGACTCAACAATCCACGAGGAAAAGGTGCAGATTGGGTAGGCTTTAAAAAACACATAAAAGAACACTGGTCAAATTAACACTGAAAGAGCAAGGTACATCATGTCAAATTATGACGATTACGAAGATGACGAGCAAGAAATCACACCGAAGAAAACAGAGGCTGTTAGCGCACCTACTGCATCTAAAACCATTAAGCGTGGTTGGGGTGCAGCAGACCGTGTACAAGAAGCAGCATCTCCATACGCACAACGATTTAAGGTAACTGAAGACACACAAGTCATTAAGTTCTTGGAAGACGAGCCGTATGCATCGTTCCGCACACACTGGATTGATGGTCGCCAAGGCCAGAAGTCATTTGTTTGTCTGCACGATGACCCAAACGGTTGCCCACTTTGTGATGCAGGCAATCGCCCAAGCACCAAGTTTGCATTCAACATTGCTGTACTCAGCAACGAAGAAGAAGCAATTGTTAAGTCGTTTGAAGTTGGCGTTCGTTTGATTGACCAACTTAAGAACTTCCACCTTGACCCACGCCAAGGACCTTTGTCCAAGAACTACTGGGCAGTATCCAAGACTGGTAAGGGAGCACAGACACAAACCATTTTGCAGATGGTGCGTGAGCGTGACCTTGAAGAGTGGAACCTCAAAGCATTTGACGAAGACACTATGAAGGTGTTGAAGAATAATGCTTACGACCCAAGCATTATCAAGATTCCTACTCGCACAGAACTGTTGGAAGTAGCAACAGACATTCTTGACGCTCAGTAGGATTCATGCAACAAACGGTACACACCGTTGAAGAGTTGCATGAACTTGTTGAGGTAGTTACAAAGGCAGGGGAGTTCGCCTTTGACATTGAGTCCCGTGGGGTGATTGAGCGCCATGATGATATCAATGCACTTTTTACAAAAGAGTGCAAAGACCACATCGCAACACTCAAGAACCCTACGGACTCTATTGTCGCTTCATCAACAGAAGCAATTCGCCAGCGTTACCTCAAAGATTTGGCATTAGACCCGTTACGCAACGAAGTCTTTTGGATTGGGATTGCTACGTATGGTCGCTCATGGGCTATTCCAATGGGTCACCTTCTTGGCGAGATTATTGTTCCAGAAGAGCGTGGTGATGGTACAACCATTCCACCACCTGGATATCGCAAGGTAACTGTAAGCGGTAAGGAGTCAATGGCTAAAGCCAAGTATGTGATTCCTGGCGTGTACTCAGAACCACCACAACAGTTATCTAAATACGAAGTGTTTGAAGCGCTTCGCCCTATATTCTTTAGTGAACTTACAAAGGTAGGACACAACGTAAAGTTTGACGCTCGTTCTATAAAGAAGTATTACGGAGAGTTACCTCCAGGCCCATATGTTGACACAATGATTCTCCAACATCTGGAAGATGAGAACTCTCAATCATTTTCGTTAACCAACTTAATTGCTCAAAACTTTGGTGGGCATGACGCTTACGCCAAAGAAGGAAAACTTGGTGCTGTCATTAACACAGTACCCTTTAGTTCTGCGGCTAAGTACGTTCACTTAGATGCTCGTTGGACATGGATGCTGTACTCAAAGTTACGAGCAAAACTTAATATGCATGAAGAACTCCAGCCTGCAATTAAACAGGATATGGAAGTGCTTCGTGTACTCATGCTGATGGAAGATGAGGGCATTACAGTAAACACAGCCTCACTTAAACTGCTTCGCAAAGAGTTAGACAACAAGATTAGAGAGTGTCTCTTAGACATTGTGGACAACTCTTATGCTGGGTTTAACCCAGACTCTAACAAGGACAAACAAACCTATTTGTTTACGGGTAAACGAGCAGGTGGGCTTGGTCTTAAACCAACTAAGAAAACTAACAAGGGTGCTCCGTCTGTAGACAACGAGGCTTTGGAGAAGTTAAAAGATAAGCATCCACTAATCCCACTGTTGTTGAACTATGCGGAAATCCAAAAGATGAAGTCAACATATGTTGATGGTCTTTTGCCTAAGTTGAACAACGGTAAGTTACATCCGTCTTTTAACTTGCACCGAGCCGCAACTGGTCGTTTGTCTTCGTCTAACCCGAACTTGCAGAACATCCCACGAGATTCAACTATTCGTAGTTTGTTTGTTCCACCAGATGGGTACACAATGCTTGTGGCTGACTATGACCAGATTGAACTCCGAGTAATGGCTATGTTTAGCCAAGACCAGCAGTTGCTTCGCATTTTTAGAAACAACGAGGACATTCACGCCGCAACTGCGGCTGCTGTATTTAAGAAACCCGTAGGCGAAGTGTCATCAGAAGAACGACAGATTGGTAAGGGAGTAAACTTTCTTACCGCATACGGTGGTGGTTATGCAAAACTTGCCCGTACTACAGGCATTGACGATGAGCATGCTATGGAAATTTTGAATAATTACTATAAGAGTTTTGCAGAACTGACACGTTGGAAGCAACTTGCTATTACCAAAGCCGCACGAGTTGGGTATGTAACTACCTTGACTGGTCGTAGGCGCAGACTTCCAGACCTTTTGTCCAAAGACTCGTTCACACAGTCACGAGCACAACGGCAGGCTATTAACGCCATCATTCAGGGAAGTGCCGCAGATATTTGTAAGCAAGCCATGATT